AGCAGCAGAAATTGAAGAATAAGTTGCATCCGCATCAATCAAACCGTATAAATCGCTTCCGGTGTAATCTAATCCACCAACAACTTTTACATCAGCATCTTTTTCAGTTGATTTCCATTGGAAAGAAAGCATTAACATAGCCGGAGCATCATTTGTTGCTTCCATATATTTTGTTCTGAACGTGTCCGGGTCAATTAAAATCGGTTTACATTTAGTGTTATCACTTCCTTTTTTAGTAACCAATTGGTTAGAATCATCTAAGAAGTGAAATCCGAATGATTGACAAGCGTTTGAATTTAACTTTGCAGTCAATTCTCTTGGCGCATTGATAATCATTCCTTGAAAAGTTTTGAATCCTTCTCTTACGAATGCTTGTTTACCACTGTTAGCGGTCCAAAACACATCATCTTCACGATTGTGTTCAACATTCTCAAATTTACCGATTGGATAAATTCTATCTAAAGGAGAAGCCGCGTTCAATAACGGTTCTAAATTAGCAAATACGGTTAAATCTGTTTTTAACCTTTCTTTTGGCGCACCGCTTGAATCTTTTGCCATATCCAATAATGGAAAAGCGGCAACATCTGCAATAAGTGAGCAATCCGGAGTTCCGGTGTTTCCCAGCGATATTACATCGCAATTACAATTTTTGTCTGACATTTTTTTTATTTTTTATTATTTAATTAATGTTTTGTTTTACAAATATAAGTATTTTCAAATATATCAATTTTTGCAAGTTGCATCAATATCACAAATCTGTCTTTTGAAAGGGATATCAATGATATATTCAATGCCGGAAATATCTTCATCAATCAACTTTTTAACGTTATCTTGATTTGAAGGTTTTGTTTTACTACTTCTTGAAACCCAAACACCGTAGTTTGGTCTATCTGATTTTGTTGCATCACCAAGTTCACCAATATTTGGATCGGTCATTAAAGCTTTTTCGTATTCAAAAATCAAATTATCTGTTGGTTGTATTGCAGTTAAATATTGTTGGTCAATTGAATCGGCAAGTTTTCCCGGCAACATAAAAAGTATTCTCACACCTTCAGCGGTAACACCAATTTTTTCAATTGGGTTTAAACTTCTTGTTTCTCGCATCGGTTGAATAAGATATGCCATTGGAAGTTTCTTTTTCCAATCTTTAATCATATGCAAAGCGTTTGAAGTTTGCATTGGAGTTCCTCTAAAAAAGTTCGGTGCTTTAATTGTGAAATGTGTTTCGTTTCCGGTTAACGTTCCTTTTATCGTAACTGATTCATTAATTTCAAAATCAATAACGCGATATTCAACACCGTTAATTGTTATCATTGACTTCGGGAAAATCCAATAAGTTTTGCACGTTTCAAAAGTTGTTTCCGTTGGTCCTGGAATAATGTTTGAAATCTTTTGCGTGAATGTAAGGCCTTCAATAATTCCTTTAATATAGTCAATAGTATTGAACATATTTTGTTTATGAATTTTTGTTTATAAGAATGTCAAGTTTTCCATTGATTGAAGAAATACCAATTTTAACTTCAGCCAATTCTTTGTTGATTGTATCTAATTCAGTTTTATTTTTTTCTTCGTTTTTATCCATTCGCGTATGAATGCTGGAAAATTTTTTGAACATTACGCCTTCATTTTTATCAATATCTTTTTTCATTTGACTTATTTTTTGGTCTTGCGTTTTGTCTGACATTACCATTTTCCAATAGAACCCTAAAGCCGAACCAACACCAACAACAATATAAATTACATCCTTTAAAATGAAAGTTGTTTCCATCATTCTCTAATTACTAATTGTAAATCCTTAATTAAAATATCATCGTTACTACCTGGATTTTCAACATACACTTCTAAATAATCATTTAATTCCATTAATACACCGTAATTAATAGCCGCAGTACCATCAGCGGTTGCAGTACCGGCAATCACATCAACACTTGAACCGGATAATAAAACACCGTTTTTGTAAATATAAAACATATAATCAGCCGAACCACCGCCTTGTTTCTGATAGGCAATTGAAGCGTGAATTGATACAAATTTTTGCTTTGTTCCGATATAAGTTGAACGTCCGGCCGTTGTTACCGTATATCTTACACCGGCTTGTTGTAAAGCATTTCCGCCGGTGTTTATTACCGCTGGTACTCCGAGGTTCAAAACGGTGTCGGTTGTGTTATTACTGACGGTCATAACGCTTCCGGAAGTTGAATTTAATAATCCTTGATTTGCAAAAATATCATAATTCAAAGTTGCAGTTTGCGAATAATCCGGAAGTAATAAAACCGGTATTTCCGGCAAAAATACTTTTCCGGTTGTTAATCCTAAATTAATAAAAGCGTTTGAAGAAATCGTTCCAAATCCGGTTGTTGAAGCGGTGTTTATATCAATTCCATTTTGCGTTTGTTGTGGATGAACAATACAACCGTTAATATTAACCGCACCAAATGAAGCAACATTGTTTGCTTTTAATTCAATCATTGAAACTGTTGCCCAACCTCCAGGTGTTGGAATTGTTGTTTCATCAAACCAACGTATTAATTCGCAAGAACTCAATTGTATTTTAGAAGTATCTTCAAATCGCAATCCAAAATTTGTTGCTTTAATATAAAAGAATAAACAGTTGTTTATATCAACTAAATCGTAACCTTTAACATCAATAACATCATAAGTTCCGCGAAATTGACAATTAAATATTGTTAATACTTTCAATCTTCCGGCCTGGAATGAACCGGCATTTATATTTGTAGCATCTAAAATTGAAGTGTTTATATTATTACTTGAAAAACGAACTTGATTAATTCCAAAATTAACATCCGTAACCGTTAAAAGCGCACCGCTGCCATTCCATATTAAATGGTCGGTGTTTCTATCATTACCAACTATTTCAACACCTTCAACATTGCAAACAAGATTGCTATTCATTGTGATTTCACCGCGTACAAAATAAATCGTATTTGCCGCAAGTGTTATTGTTCCGGCAACCGCAGTTCCAAAATCTGATTCTTGTGTTACCTCAACCCAATTTGAAGAATTGATTGTTGGAGTAAAAACAATATTTGAATTATACGCAACAACACCATCAGAATCTTGCCAAGTTGCAGTTCTTTTTGTTCCGGTTGATATATTTGCAACATCAAAAGCAATTTGTTTTGTGTTATCAATCGCGTTATAAACGGCAAATTGATTATCATTTAACAGTATTTGCGCATCATTTATTTTTCGCCAAGAACCAGCTTCAGATAAATATAAACCCGAAGCTTTATAATTTAATAAGAATCGTGAACCGGTAGGGTTTAAAACCATCCAAAATTCACCGGGAACGGTGTTTGCAGCCGGTAAATCAGCGTAAACAGATACTTCACCCTTCCAACCGGTGAACGCTGCTTGTTGTCCTCTATCTAAGTGTATAACCGGTAATGACATAATTATTTAAGTATTAAAGGAAATTCAACTATTCCGGTTGTGTTTATTCTTGCATCATAATTGATTCTAATATACAACCAATCCAAGTGAATATCATCAAACGCTTGGCCAATTACCGCATCTTCCGTTTGAACATCATAAGGAAAGAAATCAATATTATTATTTGAAACCTCAATCGTGTATGTTGGTATATCATCTAATCCGGAAACAATTGGTGCAATACTCCAACCGTATTTGTAACAAATAGCTTGTGAAATACTTGCTTCGGTTACACTTGCATCGTGCGAAGTTCCATCGGCAAATTGAAAAGTTAGTTTAATTGGGTTACTCATATCGCTGAATTAAAATGTTTTCTTCTTCCTTCAAAGGTAGGATAAAGGGTTGAATTATCTGAAATATATTGTTGAATACTTCGATAACTTTCTATTGAACGGTTGTATTTGTCGTAAGTTCCGAAAGTTTCAGCCAGGACCATATTTGAATTTTCAGAATCACCGCGAACAATACCAACTGAAGTTGATTTATTTAAATTGTATCGATGCCATTCAAAGTAAACAAATGACATTAACAAATCTTTCATCCCCTTGCTTTTTTGCGGTCCACAAAGAACGTGATCAAAACAAAACGGTTCAAATATATCAATATAAATTTGTGTTTGTGGAACTTGCGGAGTTGAAGCGGTTAAATCTGCATTGAATAAAGTGTATAATTCGCAGCCTAACAAATCTTGCAAAGTATTTTTTTCAACATCTTCAATCATTGTTTCAAGTTCACAATCCGCTTGAAGCGTTAACGCAATATTGTAAATCGGGTTTTCTGTAAAATCAGAAGGTTGTAAAATTGCCATTGTTATTTGAATATGTTTTTTATAAAATCAATTATTTTTTTGAATCTTTTTTTTTTGCTTTTTTCTTTGCATCTTTTGGTAGTTTCGCTTTTCCGCTATCAATCCAAATTTTCAAATTTTCTTCCGGAATATCAATTTCAGTTCCTTTTGCTCCGAGTGTTCTATGGTCTTGTGTAAGTATTATTTTCATAACCGTTGTGTTTTACCTACAAAAGCGCACTTCCCGAAGGAAGTGCGCGATTATAAACTTAATTAACTATTAAGGTTTTGTGATTGCAGTTATAGCAGCACCTAAATCAGCGATATGCATAAATGCGTTAGCATCTACATTTCTAACTCTGAAGTTTAAACGCTCGTAAGCTTTTACAGTTACTAACTCTTTTTCAAAGTTTTCTCTGTTTTCAAAAGCTAATTCAACCGTTGCACCTCTACGTTGAAAAATTGTTCCTTTTGACGAATCAAAAACATAAGCCTCATTTGCTGGGATTAATTGGTTTGCAATAACTCGCATTGCTCCGATATTAACACCATCTGAAGTTATCCAATTTGGAACGATATAGTTACCATCAGCATCTTTGATAAGTTGCATTAAACAAGCATCAACCGGATTCAAAAGAACCGTGTTTGCCATAAATTTGTTGTTTTGTCCGAAATCGGATATTTGACAACCGGCAACTTTGATTAAATCAATTAGTGTAGCATCTTGAACAGAAGCCGCGTAACTTCCAGCCGCAAATGTTGAAGAAACCGCATCAACTGAATTAAGTTCCGGATAAACACCGCTACCTAATAAAAGTTGTTGGTCAACTTTCAAAGCAACATCTGTTGAAACAAGATTTCTGATTTCTCCCTCCACGTACGGCAGGTCTGACATCATATCCACGCAAACGTCCACAAAGTCGCGCACCTTGCTGATTTGCAGCGTTCTAACTTGCCAAGTGATTTTTGAAGTGTGCGTTGAATCTGCACATCCGGCAACATTTTTTGCATCTCTTACAATTGTTTCTTGGTCATTGTATTTCAAGTATTCAGTTGAAATTGCTTGAACCGGAAACAAAGATTTCATCAATGTTTGACGCGTTGCAATTTGACCAACACCGCTTTCAATAGTTGCATAATCAGTTGCAGAAGTTAAATCAGAAGAATCTTGACTTGCTTTGATTTCTAATTTTACAGTTCCAGCGCCATTTTTCAATACGTCTTTTAGGTTTTCTTCGTTTTCTTTCAATCCTTTAAGAACCGCCATTGTAAATGAAACACCTTCTTTTGCAGTTTGCGTTTCAACTTGCTCAACTAATTTAGCCATTTCTTTACCTTGCGCTTTTAAAGTTGATTTCATTGTTTCAAATTCTGAATCTTTAAGTTTTGCAACTTCTGCTTTTAATGCAGTTAATTCTTCGTTTGAAGCTTTTTCAGAAATTGATTTGTTCAATTCCGCTTCTTTTTCTTCACGGTGCTTTTCTAAAGCCGTGTGATAGTCGTTTATTTCGACCTCGTTCATTTTGCTGATTTCTTCAGCTGATTTTTTTGTAAACATTTTTGTTTATTTTTTAAATTAATAAATTGTTTCTTAAATTATTGTTTGTTTTTTGAGTGGATTGCTCCGGCTCGTTTTGAGTGGATTGCTCCGGCTCAATATCTTTTGCCTCAATTGTTGGTGTTAGTTCATTACTACCTTGTAGAACCGCACTAATTTCAACCAATTTAGCTTCTTTAACCGCGTAAAAATAGCCAAGTTCTTCAGCCTTTTCGCGATTTCCAATTTTATCAATGTTGTCATTCCAAGTTTTAAATTCTTCTTTGTGGTCCTTGTCATTAACCGCAAAATCTATTTTAACGTAATACATACCAACCGAATGTTGGTCAATGTTTCCGTCTTTGTATTCCTGGAAAATTAAATTATTATAATCTTTTCTAATATCTGAATCCATCATTAAAGCGGTTGTTGTTCCGGCTTTCTTAATTCCTAAATCGGACCAAGCAACCTTTTCTTCATAAATCTTTGAAGGAATACCAACTTTAGCAGTAATTTTTTGTTCGTGATCGTGTAAGTGCCAAATTTTATTTTGCCTTTCTGAAATAGATTTCCCAAATGTACCATCCAAATGAACATCACCGTGTGAATCCAACCAATTATAAGTGTTGCCGATAACCGTTCTTTTAATTACATTATCAGTATCGTGTTCTTTTGAAGTGCTTAATGCCTTTAATGTTGAAGAAATTTCCGCTTCAGTTGTTGTTGGAGTAGTATGTTTAACAACCGCTTTTTTAAATTCAATTATTTCTTTGTTGTGTTTAACAAGATAATCAATTTCTTCTTTTTTGGTTGCGAATGTTTTACCGGTTATTTTCATTTTTTAATCAGTTTATTTTCATTCAAAGATTTAAACTTTGATTTTTTCAACTTTTCAATTTCTTCTTTAGTCAATTTCTTGTGTTTCATTTCCAACAATTTCTTTTGCTTCATCTTCGGTCAAATTCAATGAACGAATCAAAGAATAAACTTTTTGTTCGTTTGAAATTTGCGCCTCTAAGATACTAATAATTATTTTGCTAACTTTTTCTTGTTTCGCGGCTCTTTTATCTTCATCTTCGTGAAGCACCGGAATAGATGAAAGATTTTGTCTTATTTCATATGTTGTGTTGTCGCGTTCATTCCAGGCTGGCAACAACCATTCCGAAAGACTTTGAATATCTTTTTGATTTACCGGAATAACCGCATTTGTAAACATTGATTTTTCCGCTTCTTTTCGGTTGTTATAAGTCTTATTGGCTGGATCATTAAACAATGAAGAATCAACACCGTATAAATTACAAAGGTCGCGCAACTTCATAACCGCGCTTTCAATTATTTTCAATTGTGTTGCATCCATACCCATTTGAATGAAATCAACATTGGCACTTGTTGCAATTGCTTTTCCAAACTTACTTGCACCCATCATTCTATTATCAGCCGCTTGTTGGATTTGATTTCTTTCTTCGGGTGTTTGTGCGCGTTCTGAACGTGAAGTGATTAAACCTCTGATTCCTTGATTGCGGACCAAAACAGATTGCGCGGTTTTGTTATCATTTGAAGCAACTAAAGAAAGTAACCCGGCTTGTAAAGGTGAAAGGCCCAAACAACTTGACATCCCATAATCTGAAGGATTATAAAATTTAACGTGGTTCATATCTTCAACCGGCACGATTAATTTGTTCTTTCCAAGTTCCAATTTGTATTGTTTCGGAATATAATTAAAATCTTCAATCTTGCAATCAATAGTTAAAATGTTGTTATTAACCATTATTATTTCTTGAAATGCTTCACCGAATCCAGGAGTTTTTCTGCCGCGTCTGAACGTGTTGCCTTTCGTTAATAAGTTTGTAATTGATTGTTCGACAAAATCGTGAATGTTCTGTTGGTCGTTTGGTCTTTTTGTTACTATTTGATACAAATCGCCTTCGGTAACCATAACCCATTCATCACCATCTTTGCGCCAAAGTTCACGCGGAATGTGTTTCGCATTGTCGGCAATCTTTTTGACTATTGCATAAACATCACCGTTGTTGATATAAGCCTTATCAATAACGCCTTCAGTTTTGCCAATATCGAAATTTGAACCTATTTGATAAACGGCAACTTCCGGTCTTTCTGTTGCATCTTGAAACCAATTTGAGAAAATACCCATTCGTGAAAAATCTTTTTACAAAGTTAAACAAATTTTTTAATTAATTAATCTACATAAAAACCACCGTAAAGTTCAAAGTATTCGCGCATCATTATCGAATCCCAATCATCGGGTGAACGGCCAATTAAGGCCTTTATTTTATCCTTTGGAATCAATCCAAGTTTCCCATCTTTATCAATATCTTTTAATTTAATTTGTTCCATTTCTTCCGATACAATATCAATTATGTTTGAATCATTACAAACCTCAACAACTTCACGCGCTTCAATTCTTTTGGCCATTCGAATGCTACATTGATTTTTTAAGTTGTCATAATTTTCGCCAAGTGCCGGTTTGCTATTATTTACGAATCCAACGCAACCAAGATAATCAACAACACCACCGCCAACACCATCTTCATCGGCTATTGTATTTGAATTGCTAATTTTATATTCACGTTGTATTTCTTTTGCCTTATCAACAACCTCATTAATTAATGATTTACCAAATTCAAAACGGTTAACACAAACAAAACCTTTCCAAACTCTGAAAACTGTTTTATCTTTTCCCTTTCTTGCAACATCAATTGTTAAATAGTTTGTTGTTCCTGGCTCCACTTGTTGACCGTTCCAATAATCCATAATTGCTTCATACGAAATCAATGCGCTTTTATCATCATCGTATTCCCAATTACCCAAAAGTAACCGTTGGCGGCTTACCTCATCCAATTGATTTAAACTTTCAATATAAGATTTAGGTAAATGTGGATTATCTTTTGGAAGTGACTGAATGAACTTTCTATATTCAATTAATTCTTTGTTTTTGTAAGGCCGGTAAAATTGTTTGTAGGTCCAATTCTTAGCTGGATTGCAACTACCTAAAATTTTCGGAATCAAATCAAATTCTTTTAACTTGTATCTAATTCTTGATTTAACAACTTGCCAAGCTTTATAATTTACTTGATTGCATTCGTCAATAAATGCACCGGTGATTTCTAAAGATCCAAGTGAATCAAAATTTGGATCCGAAGGATAAAGAAACAAATCTTTCATTATGATTTGGCTTCCATTTATAAATTGAATAACACCGCTTTGACTGTTATAAATCCATTGTTCGTTAATTCCAATGTCGTTTGACATTTCGAAGAAAGTATTTAGTGTTGTTTCTTTTAGGCTTTTTAATTTACTTCTTCCCATTAACCAACGCGAACCCGGATAAGACAAACAACCTTCAATTAACCATAAACAACCAAATGCAGATTTACCACCACCGGCAGCACCACCAAATAAAACTTCGGTTGTTGATTTATCTTTTAAATAATAAACCGCATTATCTTGTTTCGGTAAAAGTTCCAATTTATTCTTCTTCCGGTTTTGTTCCCGGTCCTAAGTTAATTACAATCGGATTTCCGGAATGCTCTATTTCTTGCCTTTCAATATAACCGCGCTTCTTTCCTTTGGTCTTTAAAAAGAATATTGTTGCAGCGGTTGAGTTTTCTTTTATCTGTTTGTGCAATTGTGATTCGACAAAATCTAAAGTAACATTTTCAATCTCCTGGACCTTCTTCGCAAAATCTTCATCATCTTTTAACCATTGATAAAATTGTGTTCTTGAAACTTCTGCAATTTTACAAGCAGTTGTAACTACTCCAAGTGATTTTTCAAGCGCATCAACAACTTTCTTTTTACTATGTTCGGTTTTGTTCGATTTTGCCATTACTAAATTGTTGTGAATTGTAAGCATTCAGAGCGTATGGATAGTTGTAAACTTCATCTTCTTGCTGGATTGCAAGACGCTTTTTATTTAAGCTACATACGCTCTCAATACCTTTATACAAATCTAATCATTTTTTTCTTTCTGCAATAGTTATCTTTTCTCCTTTATACATCCCGGCATTCATTTCATCAATTTTATTAAATGGTATAATTGGAACAGTTAATTCAGACTTTTTATCAATAATTAAAATATATCTGTTTTGAAAACCTTTTAATTTTTTTGCATTTTCAAAATTATATTTACTATCCCCTCTTTTTGCTACAATATCTCCGTTAGATAATTTATAAATTGTATTGTTTTTATTTATTTGGGTTAATTTAAAACCACTTGCTCTGTATATTGTTCCATCACCGCATTGTGTAGCATCAGAATAACTTAGAATCCACTTAACTTGTGGCGCGTGTTTTTTAATCAATTTTACGGAAATTGAAATACATCTACTTTCTGAATATTTTGGTAAATAATCATCAAAAGCCATTCTGTTCAATTCCAACATTTCATTCCACTTTTCGTTTACTCCTTTGTTTTCTGTTTCTACTAAATTTATTACGCTTCTTTTATCCATTGGCGGTCCAAAACTCATAACACCGTGTAAATTATTATCTAAAAAACAACCAAAATGTAACATTGATAGATTGACAACTTTTCCGGAATAGTGATTTTTCTTTACAAAATCATTTGCAATTTTAGAAGGAATCACCTTAACTATTATTTCCTTTGCTCGGCCCATTGCATAATAATTAAATAAAGTGCGTTACCATTTGAATTTTCATTTGCAAAAGTTTCTATAAATTTATATTCTTCAAGTCCTTTTACATCACTAATTGCATTTTTTAGTTGCGTTGCTTGTTCATCTGCAAGTGTAAATGTCATTTGTTGAAATGGTGATTTATCTCCTTCCGGCAAACTGAAGCCATCAGTTAGTTCATCCGGATTTAAACCCCATTCACCAATTTTATCTTCAGTAAACCCCCATTCAATAAGTTCTGTTGTATCAAAATTATTTGTCAAAATATCCATATCAAATTGGCCGGTGTTTTTATTCAATCTAACATTTAGTTCTTTTTCTTTTTCCAGGTTTAAATTCACTTCAACCGTTGGAATTGTATCATTTCCTAATTCTTCCCAAACTTTCATTCTTTGGTGACCACCTACTAAAATATTCTTTCGGTCTTTGTGGGTGTTTACAATAATTGGGTCAACTAAACCAAATCTTTTAAGTGAATCCGAAAGTTGATTGTGTTGTTCTTTTGTAAGTTCTCGAGGATTGTATTCAGCTCTGATTAAATCGGATATTTTCCTTGTTTTAATCTTCATTTCCTGGTTTACTGTTTTCTTTGCCATTTTTTAGTTTATAAATTAAACACCGATTTATCCAATTTGAAAATTCTTTTACCATCCGGATAAAATGAACAAAGTATGTATTCTTTTGTTTCGTGTGTTATGTATATTTTCTTGTCTTTGTATGTATAATTTTTTGAAAAATCCATAGGTTCAAAATCTTTTATCATTCCTCTCTAATCTTTTACTTTTGTTAATAAATCGGTTTGCAAAAAACCTTCTCAATTTTAAATACTTTATTCTATTTTTTACATTAACACCCTTGAAATTTGCTTCACCGGTTTCGTATGCAATTAAAATCATACGATCCAAATAGTCAATTCTTGGCCTTCTCACTTTTCAATAATATTTGCAATAACTGAATTATTAGCGTTTAATTCAAGAATAACATCCGGTTGAATTGGATTCCTGGAAACAAAATTTTTTTCTTCATTTATCTGTATAAGTGCGTTGTGGCTTAATTTTCTATTTTGCCAAACACCGTTCGGACATCTTGCTTTGATTAATGAAGCCTTTGAATTTAACTTGCAACCACAACCGCCTTCGGGCCTTCTACACCATCCGGTATAATTTCCTTTGGCATCGTAACCAATCGCGCATCTTTTACAACCGTAATCAGTGCGGAATGTCATTAAATCTTTATTAACTCCAACCACTTTGTTAAATGTTCCTTGTATGATTTCGGTAATTTTCATTTAAAAAAATAAATTCCAAATTTTAACAAAGTACCAACAAATTGAAACAACAACAAAAGGAGTTATTGAAACAATTATTCCTATTGCTAGAAGTCCTTTTATTATATCTGTAAATCTTTTTAGTTTGCTCATTCGTCAATTTTTAATAGTTTCTTTAATATAGGGTTAATTATTAACATTTGCAATAATACGGCGGCAAAAATAATTAAATATAATTTTTCAATGCTCATTTGTTTAAATGTTTATCAAGTGCTTTAATAATATCTTTATCATATTGAACGGTCCACATTTCCCCATAAAGTGAAATATTTATATTTCCATCCTGGTTGATATAGTAAGCAACAACACCGTTTAAATCAAAATTAAAATCAATAATTACTTTTTCCGGATTTGGTATTTCGTACCCTAGTTGTTGCGCTTGTTCAATTTCTCTAAAATTAGAAACAAATTCTGTTTTTGCTTTCATATCTTTTACAAATATACTTTTTTATAAATTGTTTAACGCAATCACAACAACAAAATTTTGATTGCTCAATTGATTTGCTACACGATAAACACCTTTTTATTTTTCCTTCGGCATCAATATAATCAATTTCGTTGAATATATTAATTTGCTTCATTTTGCTTTTAAGGTTTTTAATTTATCTTTAAATATAATCTTTATTTCGATAAGTTCGGGTATTGAATATTTTTTTAAACTGTTTTTTCGTTGCTCTAATTCGTCAAA